GTTACAAGTCCAGTTGGTGTTTGAACATAATGGACTGAATAATTATCAATTACCTGCATGTTATTTGTTGTATTAATGTAATACCCGCCAGCGCCTCCACATCCGTAATCAGGATAAGAATAACCTGTTCCTCTATATAAAGTATATTGGTATGGGTATGCTGTTGTAATTTCTGAATAGGCATGACCACCGCCACCGCCTGCTCCAAATAGTCCAGGGTATACAGTAGAAGTAGCACCTAAGCCACCTCCATTGAATGCCAATGGTGCAAACGGACTGCGTGAATAACCATTGCCGTTAGAACCAGCACCACCGCCACCATCAATGCCAATTGAGTCCTGATCAGCACCTGTCCATTGTCCCATATATCCATTACCGCCTGCATAAGGAGTTACTGAACCGCCTGCTAAATTTGTAGAAATACCAATGGGTGTATAAGAAGTGCTCTTGCCTCCTTGACCACCAGCTGCTGTTTGCCCAAACGCAATAGATGCAGTTCCATTAGAACCTGATGCTCCGTTATAGTTAGAAGTAGAAATTCTAGCTCCACCAGTTCCTACAGTAATAGAATATGTTTGATTGGTTAATGTTTGATTAAGCAATTCAATTACTTTACCTCCAGCTCCACCACCAACGGCGCCTCCGCCACCACCGCCAACAATTAAAATATCAGCTTTAACGCCTGGCAATAATAAATCTGCTGGAAGTGTAAATGTGCCACTACTTGTATAGACATATAATCCTTGAGGAGCTGCAGGAGCACTAGGTGCGCCAACGCAAGTTAACAAGAATGCACCTGTTTCTCTAGTTTCTCCATTACGCTTTTGAATATAGTTAACATAACCGTTAGTAGTTACACCTGCATTAGGTGTAAATCCTATTACATTGAACTTTGCATTAACTTCTTCTTTAGTTCCAGACAGCGTAAGGCTATATCCTGATGTCCCATTATAACTAACTTGACCAAAGTTACATGTTAAGGTTATGCTATATGTAAGGTTACTATCTATATCTAAATCAGTTATAACGATTGGCTTGTTATTAATTCTTTTTGTAATGTAATAATACGGTAAGTTGTTTACTAAGTTACAATTTACCAAGAATACATAATCTTCAACATCAGCTACTGCTTGTGATGTTGGTGGTGTAAAGTTTTCTGTATACTTTGCAGAACTACTAATTTTAAAATCATCAATCCATCCGTCAGCTGGAAATCCATTTAGATAATTCGCACCTAAATGTATGCCAGTTGATCTTAGGTCTAACGGATTAGTAAAGTCATTAATAGTTCCTTTAAGGATTCCGTTCTTATAACCTTTTAGAGTTGTGCCTCTTTTAACATACGCAACATGCACCCATCCTTCAGCATTTATTTGATAAATTCCAAGATTATAATTACAAATTTTGTGTGCAGCCCATACTCCAGGCACACCGTTAACTTCATTAAACGGTTCAATAGATAAATTTATCTCAGTTACTGAACTAGTATTACTTGCATCTCTAGTATCAAATATTGCTCCTGAGTCAGTTGTTGTTGGGGTCTTATACCAGTATTCTATAGTATAGTCACCAGTAATACTGCTAGGAGTTGACGGGATTGCTGTTAAGTGCCCCGCAGTGCTACCTGCATAAGATGCATTGCCAAATTTAAATTGTGATGTTGTAAATGCATTGGCATTAGACAAATTAAAAGTCCACTCAGACTGATCATATAGGTAGGTAGTTTGTGAATTGAATAATCCAGCACCTGTATCTTGCAAGTATCTTCGTTGTGTAGTAATGTTAGTAGCTTCTTTAAGAACTGAATTAGTATCCTCAACAGAAGTTGCCATAGTAAACTTAATAGTATCTTCGTTAGTAATTGCGTTTGAAGTAAAACCCCAAATATCTTTTACAATACCAGCATCTGCTAACATATAATAAGTATTACCTTGTTGAAATTGTCCTGTTACATTTAAGTATATTTGTGTTCCTGTGACTGTAACCCTAGAGGTGTTAGACATACTAATACTATAGATTAAAGTGTCAGGACTTCCATTTTTGTAAAGATAAATGTTTCCAGAACCTCTATTAATTTTTCTATCATAGTTTAAGATAAAGGTTACATTTTCTAAAACACCTGTGCTGGAATTAGCTGGCACTGACGATTGAAAAGTAGCAGGCTGACTTGGTGCAGTAAAACTAACACTTGCTGGCGGGCTATCTTCTTCTATGCCTTTTGAAACATCTTTGACAAAACCTTCACCAATGGTAAAAGAGTAGGTTGCACCTAATGTCCACGGAATCTCTAATGTTTCTAAATTTAAAGAAAGTGATGATGTTCTTTGTAAGTCAGTTGTAAATTCGCTGACCATTAAAGCCTGAAAGTCTTTTAACAGTCCGTGCTTAACAAAAGTAAGCTCACATGCCAATGAAGAGGTAGTAGTTAAACTACCATTTGAAATTTTATTTGTCATCTATTAACCTTCCTTAATTGAAACTGCTGCATCAGTTGATGGAACTGTTTTAACAATATTATTATTTGAATCTTTAATTGTTACTGAACCTGTGCCAGGAACAACCTTTCTATCATAATCTAATTTAACATCAGTGCTATTTCCTTGAGGAGTTGTAGCATTGGCTGTTGGTCCAGGATCAGTTGTAAATGTTGCTGTTGAACTTCCAGTGATTGCAGTATTACCACTGTTATCACAAGTAGACTTGATGCAACCTGCATCCATTGTAATCCAATAAGTTTTACCTTTTTCAAAATCAACTGTTGGGTTAAGCATCAATGTTGAATCAATTGCAGTATTTGAAACCCAAACTAACTCACTACTAATTTTATTATTTGCAAAAGTATGTGCAAGATTAAAAGTTTGATGAATACCTGATGAACTATTAATAGTTATAATACCTGTAGTCTGCAATGTTACAGCCTGGTTGAATACTAAACCAATATTAGATTCAATGTCAACCTTAGTATTATCTTTAGATAGTTTGCCTGTAATTAAACTAGATACAACTCTTGTAAACTTTAAAGGCGTGCAGTTGATTGGATTAGGATCAGGCTGCGGTGTTGGAGGTGGAAAAATTGGACGAGGGCTTGGAGTATCAGTATGGAAGTTCCAAACTAATGGGTCAGTAATTGCAGGAGATTCACAACCATTAGAGTCAACAATAACTCCTGCATCCATTAAGATGTAGTAATCTGTTTTATTAATTCTTGTGGCAAACGGAATATTAATAATACCTTTTGCTGCATCAATTACTAAACTTGATGCTGATACTGTTTCAGCGAGCACACCACTTGACTTATACAGTTCAATGTTACCAGCACCAATGCTTAATGTTCCACCTGCTAAGCTGAAATAATAGCTACCTGTAATATCAGCATAATCACCAGTTGAACCACTAAAGGTAACTCCGTTGATGACCATTGGATAACCTAACTCTGGACTTTCCTTTGTTGATCTATCAGCTGGATATCTAGTAGTTCCAAAAGTTAATTTACACTTCTCTGGCTCAGGTGCAGGAGCTTCAACTACTAATGTGCCGCCTTCAGCATTACCAACAAGGTCGTAACCTGTCTTTTCTTGGAAGATACTAAAGATCTTATCAAACATGCTGCCTGGGGTTGATTCGCCAACAAATAACTTATCTAGGTTATTCATTAAAGTTAACAAGCCAAGACTCATTAACTGTCCGCCAATACTTACTGGATTATCGCTGACTGTATCTGCAACAACAATTGGGACATATTCAATTAATCCTGTAGGGTCGCTGTAAGGACCACTTGCTAGGTTATTAACGCCACGGACTTTGATAAAGAAATCACCCTGGCTTAATCCAGAATATGTATAGCTGACTGTTTGATCTTCAGTTAGCGTAGTCCCACCAGTGTTTCTAAATGTGCCTATTTGAACATAAGTTCTTGCGCTTTCATTCTGAATCGTAACATCAAAAGTAATCCAAAATTCAACAGCATCTACAATACCGCTAGGCACTTGTGCATTGATTACAATTTTAGGGACATTAGCCTGCTCAGTTTTAGTAACTGATGGGGTGTTAGGTTTACCAATACTACCAATTGCAAGGATACCGTTGTCTGTAGTAACTGTATATTGTTGAATAGAATATGCATAGACGTCTTCATCATACTCTAAACATTTGAATTCAACTTGTATTGCACCATCATCGCCCTCAACTTCAGTCGCAGTTACAATACGGAATACTTTATTTGTATATCCGTAGATACTGCTGGTCACACTAATTAAGTCTCCAGCTTTTAATAATACATAACTGTAGTCTGCTTTGAAACTAATAATTTTATCAATGCGTGCCTGCTTCAATGCCTGCAAACCAATCTTTGTAGCAACTACTTGTTTATTAGTAAACGGTAAACTAAGTTGCAATGTGCTTCTTGGTTCATTAGTATAGAGGTCTACTTCTGGAATTTCAATCTTAACAAAGTCTGTCTTGTCAAGAATATCAGTATTTTGATATTTTACATCAGTTGCATTGTTTAATTGTGTTAGACTTGTTCCACTAATTGATATCTCATCTAAAATATTACTATCAGTAAAAGTAGCAATACTTGAACCTGCACAGTTGATTACACTTACCCACTTGCCACTATGTATATCATAGCTAATCCAGCTACTTGATGCTTTTGCCATCTCTTCCATATTTGAAAGGACGGATTGTGTAGTATCTACAATACCATTAATTGTAATTGCACTAGTAGTTGACTGGGCTGAAGTGTTGGTATAAGTGAACCCTATTGAACAAAAAGTATTTAAAGTTACAAAGCTGCTATCAATTTCAGAAACGTCAATACCTGCACCATATCTAGTGCTTAACATATAATCAACTAATACATCACCTGGCAATGTCATATCGCTGGTAATGTGGAACTGGCAATCAGGTAAGCCGCTTACATTCTTATCACGGTTATAAGTTACTTCTACAATAGCATAAATTAAATTAGACATTGTATGTGTTAACGCTCCCCAGCCTGGCATTGTTGTATATGAAGGTGGTGTTGCACCTGATGATCCAACAGGCTGTATACCTGTTTGACCTTTATACAAATATACCTTAACAAGGTCACGCATACTGATATCTTGATTACCGCTAGAATCTAAAGTATAGTCAACAGTAAACCCGTCAGCTTTGAAAACTACACGATTGTTGTTCAAGTATACATTATTAAATGTATAAGCCGTTTGTTGGGCAGTGCTTAATTTTTCTCCAGTGACTTCTGATAATGTTAAACAGTAAGTCATCTTCTTGTAATCTGCACTTAATACAGCATCAGTGATATTACCACCAAAATATGCTTCGCCATACAAGACAGGAATCTGGTTATCAGTGCTAGGATTTAATTGTAACCTTGCACCTTTATCTGGTTGTGCGCCAGCAGAATCTTCACCTGGATTAGTTGACCCGCTCAATAACTTGGAAGCATAACCTAATAATGCTGTCTTGGCTAATGAACTTGAAATACTACTGCCAGAGAACCAATTCCATACTCCGCTAAAGAAATCCATTATGGTGCTCCAAAATTAAAGTTACTGTTAGCCAGTGCTTGCACACGACTCATGCTGCTGTCATTAGGGAAATCAGCAGGATTTGTTCTACGGCCATTAGTTTTGTTTGTTAATACCTCTACCATGCTATTGCATGTTAGCGTGATAGTGCTCACTGCTAATTGGTTATCAACATCAACGGTATCAGAAATGGAATAGTTAGTTACTACCCCTTTGAATTTTAAAATAGTATTGCCTCCACCTAAACTTAGTGGTGCATGAGTTGTTGGATTAAAGAATGCTCTATAGATTGAAATGGTGCTTCCTTTAATTTCTTGGTTTAGGATAGTGCTGATACTTCCAACAGGGACACCGCTTAAGCCAATAGTGACATCGCCAATACTTGAAGTTAATTCGCTTGTTGTATTGGAGATACTTAACAAATTACCAATGTTAGTATAGATGTTACCGTTAAAGTTTAAGTTAGTATTATAATCACTGATGTATGCAGTATCAAAGTTAGGCACTTCCCATTTAACTAGGACACAGCTTTCTAAGCTGGCATAACTTCTAAAATCTATCATACTAATGCCTCATAGAAAACAAACGGACCACTCCAACTAACTTGATCTCTAGCAAAAATAGTCCACTGTGGAAACTCTACACAAATAACGGTATAGGTAGCTGACGAACTAATGTCCCCACGGCTCATCCAACTGTTGTAACCACTGTTGTTGATTTGTATTGTTTCTTTAGTAAACTTATCCGCAGCATCTAATGCTTGGATATAAGTTGCTACATCAGTCCATCGCATACCATCAGGTAGCTTGACAGTAAAACGTCTAATAGCACTACCCCTAGATACTGCACGGACAGTTTGATTTCTAGTCACAGTCTGACCTACGATTGCTCGTTTGTTAACGCTTAAACTTTCTGCGTTATTGAATACCCATTGAAATGCCATGATTATCTGCTCCCTGGTAGACGTCTTCTACCTTGTTCTGCTACCGCATGTAAGAATGTTGGATCCTGTGCTAACATTTGTTTAAAACTCATTGCATCTACTGCACTGATATTATATGTAACACTTCCACCACCTAATGCTTCGTTTGGTGTTACGGTTCTTCCGCCAGCACCACTTAAAATTTCTGGACCTCTTTCTCCAACTAGGACTGGACCATTGGTAGGTATCAATCCACCATTGGCGAATCCTAACAAGTTACCAATGCTCTTAATAAGACCACCACCACCAGCACCTGTGCCTTGTGGCATATTACCAATTGAGAATGTTTTTGCAATTAAACTTTGTATTTGACTGCGTAACAAAGTATCAATCATTGACTGGATGAAATTCTTAAATTCAAACTTACCTGTTTTAAAGAATGTAAACAATGTATCTTCCATACTTCTTGAGAAAGTTTCAAAAATTCGTCTTGCTTGATCAGCGGCATTGGTTGCATTTTCAACATAGTCATTGAACGCTTCTTTCCACCCCGTATTAAACTTACGACTGTCGTCATACAATACACCA